CATAATACATAGCTTTTAAATAATCAAGCCCATATTGTTTACTAGCTTTTTCCTCATTGGTAGCTAATGGATTAGGATACCCATTTAATTTATCTTTGGAGTTATTATACATCATGCCTTAATTCTTTTACTATATATGCCTTTAATATTATATTTTTTTACTAAACTATATGTTTTTTTTATTTCTTTTTTCTTTTTTATATATTTTTGTGAAGCCAGTAATGCTAAAGATGAAGATATACTAGCGTCATATTTTGTTCTATTGTCTATTTCAAATCTACTCCAATCATCTAAAAGCTTGTTAAAGTAACAAGATCCTATATCTCCTGTATCAGAATTATAACCTACATAATCATATATGTATGAAGCTATAGCTTCTGCTTGTGCATTTATAACTGCTGTTCCTGACCCAGGTATTCCTTTTGTTTTTTGTTTTCCTTTACTCCACTCTGTATGTGTTGTATCAGGTCTATCCATTAAGTATTCATAATAACCTCTATTTTCAAAGTATTTAATTATTCCCACTTTATTATTTTCAACTAACATTTGACATCCATAAAATACACACATCTTAATCATGTCTTCATAAAATATTTCTGCTTTAGGTGGTCTATTAATATACTCACATACAAACTGCATAGAAGCACTACTTGCCATGCTAAACTTATGAAATACATGAGCAGCAGCATCAGATCTCCTACCATCAGTTGTTGTATCATGGTCATAGGGATCACAACCTGCAACCAAACTATCTGCCCTACCTGGAAACTTTTTATTATTTTTTGATATAATAATATTTTGGTTTTCAGAATTAGGAACCCAGCTGATTTCCCATTTACCTTTTTTGTGAGGTATCCAAATAACTTCTTTATCTTGTATTCCATTTTTCCAAACAAACTCACCTTTTGTAGTATTTATATTATTTATCAAATTATAATCTATTTGTTCGTAAATTTTTTCAACATCAAATATACAACTTTGTGTGTCATTTCTAAAAGCTTCTTCTATAGTAAATGGAAACTGACGTTTAAATTCTGATAAAGATACTGTATCATTCTTTAAAGCTTCTCTTC